CATTGGCGCGTACACCGTCCCCGCATCTACTGGGGCGGTAATAACCCAGCTTTTTTGCGCCAATAAGACCGGCAGCACAGCTACTATCAATGTCGCGGTAACGAACGGAACGCTGACATATAACCTGGCTTACCAGGCCCCCGTGGCCGCGTTCGATACGCTTGACGTACTCGCGAATACTCGGCTCGTTCTCGCCGCCGGGTGGTTCGTTCAGGTGCTTCCCAATACGGCTAGCGCGTTCGACGTATCTATGTCCGTCACGCAGTTCGTGTAACCAATGCGCGCGCTAGGCAACGGGATTCAAAATTACTACGGGTCGCTCAATATTTCTGCGGCTCCTGGTACGACTCCGCTTACGGTCACGAGTGCCGTATCTGCGGCAATAGTCGCATCTACCGCTTTCACTGGCAGCGCAGTGAATTCTTTCTCCAATACCGCCGCTGGAACCGCTAATACGGTAGAGACTCGGCAGATAAATGACGCTGGATTTTATAACTCCTACTTTATCACCTCCAGCGGGTACACGGGCGTAGCTTTAACTAACGCCCCTGCGGGCCCTCTTGCTGGAATATATGAAAGTTCTGGATACAATTTCGTTATTGGAACTGGCGGTATTGCACGGCTTTTGATCGCTGGTTCTGGCGCAGTCTCTGTATTGGCTCCAACGAGTGGCGTAGCTCTTTCTGCTGCGGGGCTAAGCGGATCAGCAGCTTTAAAAATAACGGGAAGCTCCACGTCTGGATCTAGCTACGGATTGCAGAATTTCGGTGGAACCACGTCTGCTGATTTTAGTGCTTATTTCGGGAACCAATCGGCCACCACTGAGTTTATGCGAATTTATGGTGACGGTGGCGTAACCATTGGCAATCCAACTGGATCCGACGAAGGGCTTGGCACATTAAACATAGCAAATGGACTGTATATTGCCGGAAATCCTGTTTACGCTGGATTACCGCAAAACGCACTTTCTGCCGCTAACTACACTACTGTACTTTCTGATGCTAATAAGGGATTATTCCAAAACAGCACTGGGCACACGATCACATTTCCCGCAAATTCAAGTGTTGCTTACCCAGTTGGAACTCTTATTACGGTTATAAATGGTGCTAGCGTAACCACTACTATTTCAGCATCTGATACGATTTACTGGGCTGCTAACGGAGCCACCGGAAGCAGAACTCTTGGTACCGTAGGAATGGCAACTATGTACCGCGTGAACACTACATCGTGGATTATCAGCGGATCAGGGTTAAGCTAGTGGGTGTTCAGCAGGTGCTTTTGGCGGCGGGGACGGGTGGCGTACAAACCACTGTAACGGTGGCTTCCAATGCCGGAGGCGCCTGGGGATTTTTATCGTCCGGTGCCGGTTCAATAAGTCCTGTCATCACAGCCCCGTACACCGGGAACGCCATCATTGCCCTGTACTCAGTCCCCACGGGGGGAACGGGGCCTGTCGATTTTGGGTTTACGATAACGGGCGCGTATAGTGGCGGGAAGCTTGGCGCCTTTAGTCAAATAGTGGTCCAGAGTACAGCTGGCGGAAATATCACGTACCTTGCATCAGCAGCCACTTATTCGGGCTCTTTTTGGAGTTGGGGTACAGGCTCATCTCCAGCATGGACTGCGGCAGGCAATCGCATTCTGACAATAAGCTAGCACATGAGCACTCAAACTAATACTGATTATACAGCAGCCATCGCGACTAAGTTTGACGCCACTACAATTCTTACGGCACCCTAGGAAATATCATGTCAAATGTAATCACACTGTCGGACGAGCATCTCCAGGTAATCGAGAAAGGCCTGCAGGAGCTTCCTGTAAAATTCGCCCTTCCAGTTTTACAGGCAATTGACGCTCAGCTGCGCGCGAAAGCGGCTCAAGTCGACAACGAGGCCGCCAAAGCCAAGGCGGATGTCGAGGATAAGATTAAGTCGCTGGAAGCAAAAGTGGAGGCATTCACGGCATCCGCTAAGGCTGGAGTAGTCCACGTCTTGGAGGAAATAAAAAGTGCATGATTCAACGGCCCACGCGCGCGGTGCGCTCGCTGGTTTTATAGTATCCGCAGGAGGCGCAACGGTGGCTTACATCTCCGTATTTGAAACAATCCTACGGATGGGTGCGAGCGTGGTTGCGATATGCGCGGGCGTCGCGTCATTCGTCTATTACGGCAAACGTAATGGTTGGTGGAAGTAATGTCAGCCTTTGACGTTGCTTTCACTCAACTTGTCGGGCTGGAAGGGAATTACAGCTCAGACGAAAAAGATCCGGGGAACTGGACCGGAGGCAAATGCGAAGTCGGCGAGATGCGCGGCACCATGTACGGCATCAGCGCCGCCGCGTACCCGACAGTAGACATCGCCGGTCTCAGCCTCGCCAAGGCGAAAGCGATCTACTGGACCGACTACTGGAGCAAGCTCCGGTGCTCGAACTTCCCCGACTCCCTCGCCATAGCGCTCTTCAAGGAGGGCGTTAACCTGGGAGTCGAGGGTGCCGCAAAGGCACTGCAGCGCAGCCTTCGCTCTGGAACGGTTGACGGTATCATTGGGCAGATCACCATCGGGCAGGCAACCGCCAAGCCTCCGCGAGAAGCGCTTACCGATTTTTTGACGCAATGCGCTTACGGTTACACCCAAATGGAAAATTTCAAGATCGACGGAAAGGGCTGGCTCAGTCGCGTCATCAAGACCGCGGTTGAGGCGCAGCTGACGCCGACGGAACTCACGGAACTCAAATCATGAGCACATTCTCTGATGACTTTAAGCACATTGTTGGAACCGTTGCCCCGACCGTAGCGACCGCATTAGGCGGACCTCTCGCTGGCATGGCTGTGTCTGCGCTGACGAAGGCTCTGGGACTGTCGTCTACCACGAGCCAGGCGGATCTTGAGAAGACCGTGCTCGCCGCAGATCCGGCTGCTCTCGCGCAGATAAAGGTGGCGGAGATAGACCTTCAGAAGACAATGGCGGAGCTTGGTATCCAAGAGGAATCACTCGCGTACGCAGACGTCGATAGCGCCCGCAAGCGCGAGGAATCTGTCAAGGATAATACCCCGTCTATCCTGGCGTACTTCTTGACGGCAGCTATCGTTGCGCTGATCTTCGCGCTGTTCCACTACGACATCCCGGCGGATAATAAAAATGTCATGTTCAGTATCACCGGCACCGTCGTTGGAACCTGGGGCATGGCAATGGGGTACTACTTCGGAAGCTCTTTCCAGAGTAGCCAGAAAACTGCGGGCTTAGTATCCGCGGTCACGAGCGCAGCGAAGAAGTAATTCATGGCAACCGCGATGACGTATAACAGCTTGCTTACCGACCTCCAGAACTATCTGGAACGCGGAACCGCGAGCGACAGTATCGTCTTCGGTCAGCTCAATGAGCTGATTAACTTCGGCGAGAGACGCTGCGCGCGAGAACTCAAGATCCTTGGGTACATCGTGCCAGCGGTATTCACCATGCAGCCTGGTCTCGCGGTGTACCAAAAACCTGACCGGTGGCGTCAGACCGTGAGCGTCAACGTGTCTGCATCTCCGGTCGGTACCAGCGTGCGCTCCCCTATGTTCCCGCGCTCGTACGAGTACATCCGCACGTACTGGCCTGACGACACGCAAACCAATACCACGGTGTACGGGATACCCGGGCCGCCGAAGTTCTACGCCGACTATAATTACCAGAACATCATCGTCGCGCCGACGCCTGATGCAGCGTACCCGGCGGAGCTTGTATACTATGAGGAGCCACCTCTACTCGGGCCATCGAACCAGAGCAACTGGCTCACTCAGTACGCCCCTCGCCTGCTCCTGTACGCATCGATGATAGAGAGCCAGGTGTTCCTCAAGAAGGACACTTCAGCGCTCCAATCAATGTACGACCGAGAGGCATCCGTGCTCAACGGTGAAGACACTCAGCGTGTGCTCGACAGAACGTCAACACGCCAAAAGGACTAGTTTCAAATGACCTCTTACCAGGATATCTTTGGCGGTGGCGTAATCGAGCCAGCGTTCGCGTCGTACGTCGACTACGTTCTGACCGCGAACTTAGCGCTCGTGTGGCCGCAGGAAACAGCGCCAAATAGCAACCTGGCCGCTCAGATCATCGATATAGATGCCGCCAGTACGGGATCCTTCAGTATCACCCTCCCGCCTGCGAACATGGTCAGCGTCGGGCAGTTTATTGTTGTCAATAACAAGAGCGCTTTCAACCAGGCGATATTCAATAACGCCGGTCAGATCATCATCACGTCACTCCTGCCTGGTGCGATCTACTTCCTGTACCTGACGAACAATACCACCGCCGCTGGCGTATGGTCGAGCTTCCAGTACGGAGCGCAAGCAAGCGCCCCGAACGCATCCGCCTTGGCGGGACCTGGTTTGCTCGCAGTTGGCGCCACGTTGGCGCAAGACATACCGGTAACCAGCCTGAACACGCCGTACACAGTCGGCGTAAACGACCGCGCGAAGCTATTCAACTGGACCGGCGGGAGCGGCACGATCACGCTGCCCCTGGCCGCCACCGCGCAGGCTAGCTTCTACATCCAGGCGCGCAACAGCGGATCATCTATTCTCACCATCGCGACTCAGGGTAGCGACACCATCAACGGTGGGACAACCGTATCGTTCAACCCGGGCGACAGCGCATTTATTGTCACCGACGGTAACGCCTGGTACACGCTGGGTCTCGGCCCGATCCTGACCGCGAACTTCAACTTCATCGTCATTAACGTGCCGTCTGTGGTATCCGGTGGGATAGTCACCTTGAGCGGGACTCAGCTCAACCAGATCGCGTACCGATTCACGGGCGCTTTGACGCAAAACACGCTCGTAGATTTACCGGCGGTGAAGCAGCAGTATTGGGTTGATAACGAGACCACCGGCTCGTTCACGCTGACGTTCCAGGTACCGACAACCGCTGGCGGACCTACCCCAGCTGGCGCCACCGTCGCGGTCCCGCAAGGGCAGCGCATCATTCTGTACACGGACGGGACGAACGTACTGAACGCGTCCACCGCAGGTATCGCGATACCTCTCGCGGTCAACCAGGGTGGAACAGGATCAACCACCGCAGGCGGCGCGCTAATCAATCTCGGTGGAACGACTGCCGGTATTGGCGTATTCACCGCAGCCAGTGCCGCCGCTGCGCAGACTGCCATCGGGGCGCCGTCGACCGCTGACGCGTTCCTCTGGGCGAGCATACTCTAGTGGCAATAATTCGGGTGCAGAGCGCGCCCGGCGTACAGCGAGACGGAACGATACTCGCCGCCCAAGCCTACAGCGACGCGCAGTGGTGCCGGTGGCAGCGCGGTCTGCCTCGAAAGATGGGCGGCTACAAGGTTACGCAGCCATATCTTACTGCTGTTTCTCGCGCGCTTTTCAGTCAGGCTCAGAGCGGGTACCGGTACGTCACCTCTGGTACCGCCAACGGCACTGACCAGTTCACGATGGACAATAACGGTGTCAGCTCAACGGTGAGCAACCCTGTGTACCCGGCGACCACGCACCCAACCACCACTGGTGTCGTCGCGAGTCCGCTAAATACGTGGCAGTTCGACACCCAATTCGACAACGCCACGAATCAATCACTGCTGCTTAGTTTTTGCGGTCAGAACCTGATCGACCCGACGAACGGTGCGAACTTCCCCGTGTACTGGCAGCCTACCTACACCCCTGGAGCGGCGCCGACCCAGGTGGCTGGTTACGGCACCGGGAGCGATGGGCATGGAGGTACTCAACAGGCGCTGTTCCCGAATGGCATCAGCGGTGGCTTGTGCAGTCTGGCCCCCTACATGACCGTGTACGGTAATAATGGTTTCTTTGCGTGGAGCAGCCCGGGCTATCCGACGGACTTCGTCGGCACCAGCCTTGGCTCCCTGTACGTCGGCGCGACCGAAATAACAAATCAGAAAATACTTAAAGGTCTCCCTCTCCGCGGCGGCGGCGGATACAGCCCAAACGGGTTGTACTGGAGCGTCGACTCCCTGGTTCGCGCCACATTTATTGGCGTGAGCAATGGTACCTGGCAATTTGACCAGATCACCACGCAATCTTCTGTTCTGAGCGACCGTTGCATCATCGAGAATGACGGCACGTTCTACTGGGCGGGCGTGGACCGGTTCCTCATGTTCAACGGAGCGGTGCAAGAGATCCCGAACTCGATGAACCTGAACTGGTTTTTCGATAACATCAACCCACAGTACTCGGGGAAGAGCTTCGTGATGAAGATCCCCCGCTACGGCGAGATATGGTGGTGTTACCCGCGCGCACCAAACACCGAGTGCAGCCACGCCGTAATCTACAACTACCGGGAGAAGACCTGGTACGACACCGCGCTCCCGAACACCGGTCGAAGCTCTGGTCTGCACGCCGATAACTTCGTCGGCAACTTGATGGGCGGTATCCTGCCATACAGCAGCTCGATCAGTGGCAGCCCGACTACGTACTACAATATGTGGGAGCACGAGCAGGGAACCGATGAGATCAACGGCACGGTCCCGGTGTCCGTGAATTCGTACTTCACCACTGCATGTATAACCCCGTTCGACGGGCAACCGCCGAGCAACAGCACCCTATCTATCGGATCCATGCAACCTGATCTGGTTCAGACTGGCGAGATGACCGTCACTGTCATCAAGCAGAACAACGCGAACACGCCAGCGTACAACGGAACCGTTGCGACGATATACGACAACGCCACCATGGAGACCGGGAATCAGCTCGACGCGCTCACGAACTTCAAGGACACCGCGAAGATCCTCAGGCTGCAGTTCCAGAGCAACACGCTTGGCGGTAACTACCAGATGGGTAAGACCATGATCGAGATTCAAAACGACGGCGAAAGAGACACCTAGTGCTACTGCCAAATCCAAACGAGATGACCCTAGAGAGCTGGGCCGATGCCGTGGTGCAGGCGTGCATACAGTACGCCAATATAAGCCCGTTCACCGGGGACTGGCAGTCATGGGGGATGTGCTTCTTGAGTAGCCCCCAACTTGGAAATTTGCTGCCTCCGAACCCGTACCAGTACGATGACTGGCGAGAGTGGGGGTACCTGCTCGCGCAAGCCCTACTGAATGCGAAGGGCGCACCGCGCCAGGTGGCGGCGTAATGGGCACCGTAACCCCCTCCATAAATCCAGCCACCGGGCAGCCGTGGACTCAGTCTGATTATGCCGCGTTTCTTGCTCAGAACGAGGCAGCCACCGGAGCATCCACACCAGCCACCAAGATCACACCGAATATAGTAGATCTGCGTGGCGACAAGAACAGCAGCGTCGCCCAGAACGCGCACGCCGGACAGGCGGCTCAGGGTGGCGCGCTCTACTACCCTGACGGCACGGTGGCGCTCCCGGGGCAGGAGCAACAGGCGCTTACTGAGACGACCGACGCCGCAAGCGGCAGTAACCTGCACACGTTCTTGAGTGGTGCCGGGAGTATGCTCGCAGACGTGGGCGCGCTGGGGGCTCTGGTCGTCGCCCCGGAACTAGGGGCCACTATCGGTGGGGCTGGTGGGGCAGCCGCCGCTGGGGCGCTATCTGGGGCAGCCAGCACGGGTTTGCGCGACTCTGTGACAGGGGCGCCACTCACCCTTGGGTCAGTGGGTAAAGGGGCGGCTCTGGGCGCGGTGAGCGGTGCGGCAGGGTACGCAGCCTCGCCGTTGACATCCAGCCTGGCGAGCAACACCGGTATCAACCCAGCTGTGGCATCCGGTATCGTCAAGGGCGGCATAGGAGCGGGTCTTGGGGCGCTTGGGTCTGCGGTCAGCGGCGGAAATATTGCAAACGGTGCAATAACCGGGGGCGTAGCAGGAGGCGTCAACGGGTTGGTCGGGGGCGCCACCGGTAGCAGTCAACTTGGCGGCGCGTCTGGTACAATAGCGGGTAGCTTGGCTGGCAGGTACTTAACCTCGCCCACGACGCCAGCAGCACCATCCCCGGCAGCCGCATCTACGCCAGCCGCCGCACCAGCAAAAGCCACAGTAGCCCAGTCAGCACCGGCCACGGCTACCCCTACTGCGTCAACGGCGGCGCCGACCAACATCGGCCCGTACAACAACTTCAGTAGCGCCGGTCTTGGTTTTCAGCCGAGAGTCCAGGTAAACCCTGGAATCACAGATTACAACACATATGGACAAGGCCCTCAGGCCTCGTTCTTTGCGCCAGCTTCAGGTACCTAGTAATGTCGAAACTCCGAGAAATCTACAAGGGCGATTTTAGCAAGCGCAAACCGCAGCGTTACGACGACGGCGGGTACGTAAGTTATATCACCCCGACCGCCGAGTACATGTACCCAACCGATCCGGTGAGCGCCAGCGACATAGCCTCCCTGACCGGCGCGAACAGTGGCACCCCGACGTCGACCGACGCGAGCACTGGGTTGGCGAACGCGTACCAGGCCGGGACTGGTACAGGCGTCAACGGGAACATTCTAAGCGGCCAGACGCTCACTGATCCGATCAACGAGAGCACGCTAAATATACCTGGATCAAGCTCGTCTTCTTCGAGCGGCTCATCGTCCTCTGGAGGAGCCCTCAGTTCGATATTGAAGGCACTCGGTATCGGCGGCGGAAGTAGCAGCGCCACGGGGATCACCGCGCTCGCGGGTCTCTTGAGTGCCGCCGGTCAGTACAAGCAGAATGCCGCGCTGATGCCGACGAACAACACCGCCGCGGCGTCTCTCGCCAATAACACATCCGGCGCGGTTTCTGGAGCCTCGACATCCACCGGGAGCGGGACGCAATTCGGGCCGTCAGGCGGGTACAATTACTCGAACTACTCTGGTGTCCCGGCTGGGTCCGCTGGATTGGGGTACGCGCCGCGCACGTATACTGCGCCAACTATCCCGAATTACTACACCTACGGGCAGGGTCCGCAAGCCAGCTCCTTCTCACCGGCAGCGGCGACGCCGACCGCGATGAAGCGCGGCGGCCACGTCAGTACCCCGCAGCGATTCGACGTGGGTGGCGCTGCGTTCTCTGGAGCACCCAATACGGGTATGATGCCACCCATGCAGGGTGCGGCGCCGACTGCGACGCCAGCAGGCATGCCGCCTCAGGCTCGCCCGACTACCGGCGGATCAAACCCGACCGGTACGCCGTCCTTCGGCGCCGGGATGCAGCAAAACCGTGGCATGCAGCAGCGCCCCCAGGTGAGCAGCGCCGCGCAAGCAGGACAGGCCGCCATGCACATGCCGCCGATGACGCGCGGCGGGAATATGCCGCAGCCTATCACGCCGCAGCCTGGAAGCGCCGCGCACCCGTCGACCATGGCCGGGATGCCGCCGGTACAGGCCCCGATCACGTCGGTTCCGACGACGAACAACAATCTCATACAGCAGCCGATAGCTCGCGCCTCCGGTGGAAGCGCAAACCCGCCGGGTATCCTTCAGAGTAACGTGCCGCAAAATATGTCCGCCGTGCTGCAGGGTGCCCGCAAAGCAGGGGCCAATAGCACCCGCCCGTACGCCGAGGGTGGCGCGCTCGCCTCCGTCAGCCGTCACGTCAAGGGGCCCGGTGATGGCACCAGTGACGATATTCCGGCTCGCCTCGCGAACGGCGAGTACGTCATGGACGCGCAAACCGTGTCCATGCTTGGGAACGGCGACAACGGATCGGGCGCGAAGGTGCTCGACAAGTTCCGCCAGAACATCCGACAGCACAAGGGGTCCGCGCTCGCCAAGGGAAAGATGGCACCAGACGCCAAGAAAACAGAGCAGTACCTACCTAAGGGGTCGAAATGAGCACGACCGGCGGAGGGGCGCTCAGCTTCTTGAACCAGGGCACCGCTCCAAGCGCAAGCTCGAACACGACCACGTCATCGACGTCGCTGCCGTCGTGGTACACGGATTACACCGCGCAGATTCTGAACACTGCCGCGCAATTCGCCGCACAACCGTACCAGACGTACAGCGGGCCGCGTATCGCCGCGCAGACATCTCAGACCCAGGATGCGTACAACGCAGCGCCTGGGGTACAAGCATCCGCTGACGCCGCGGCGGCCGGAGCGCAGAGCGGTATCCAGCAAGGATTCGATGAGAATAATCCTCTGGCGGCTGCGCAACCTTATCTAAATAACGGCACGAATCCCACGTATAACACCGTGCAGTCGTACATGAATCCGTACAATACGGATGTCACGAATGCCATCGCGACCGCGGCGAACACGAACTTCAACAATAACACGCTGCCCGCTCTGCAGTCGAGCATCATCGGCGCCGGGAACATCACCGGAAGCTCCACCGAGGGGACGAACCTTATGGAGAACGCCGAGCAGCAGAACGAGCAGAACATCAACAACACCCAGGCCGCAGCGTTGCAGTCCGGGTACACTGGTGCGCTCACTGCCGCTCAAGCCGGGGCGCAAAACAGCCTCACCGCAGCCGGTACCGCGGCGAACGCGAACACCGCGCAAGCCAACACGGCAATCAACGCAGGTACCGCCGCATCCAACGTCGGGACCCAGCAGACAGCCAACGACATCGCGGCGCAGACCAATGAGAACACCCTGGGACAGCAGAGTCAGGGGTATAATCAGTCGAACCTCAATCTCGCGTACCAGGACTACCTCAACCAGCTCAACTACCCGCTTACCGGAATATCGGAGATGCAGGGAGCGTTGTCAGGTATCCAGATACCTTCGGGAACCACCACCTCAAGCTACGGAACCGGGGTAAACGGCGGCAACGGGAGCGCGCAGGGTTCTACCACATCGCCACTCGCCAGTCTCTTCGGGACCGGCGTAGGCACGGCAGCAAATACCGCATCGCCAACCAATGAAACCGGCACAGTAACGACAGCAAATAATCCGACCGGTAACCCGTTCCTGTCGACCACACTTCCGTAACGAGCGCACATGGCACTAGAACAAACCGACTCGATGGGGGTCCCCCTGGGCGACCACGAGCTGAACGACCCGAGTAGCGACCCGGACGCCCCGGATCCGTTGCTTGGCGAGACCGCGCAGAGCGGCGCGCTCGCGAAAGCCGTGCCGACGCAGGCCAGTGCGCGCAAGAACGCCAGCGACCGCTTTGACGAGAATCAGAGCGAGATGGCGGATTTGCGCTCGCAGTACGCCAGCACCGCGAAGCAGCAAGCCGACGCGTACGCCCAAGAGAAGGCGCAGATCGATGCCGCCACTGAGCGTCTCATGGGCATGCAGGTCGGGCCCAGCGATCAGGAGAAACTGTACCGTATCGCCGCCGCTGGGTCTACGCCGAACCACAACGGCGTCAACATCAGCGGGATCAACCAGACTCAGGCGGACGTCCTCGCCGAGCGTCGCAACGCCGAGATGCAGAAGCAGCAGCTCCTCGCGCAGTACGCCATGGCTGGCCCTCAGGCGACCATCGGCGCGACCAACGCGAAGCTGAATCAGCTCACGCAGCAGCAGCGTATCGTCGCCGGGCAGATCAACAGCGCGGGCGGGCAACAGTTCCGCGGGCAGGCGAATCTCCCAGCCGGTCTCACGCAGAACGCCGACGGCTCGATGACCGTAGCCCCGGGCATGGAGCAGTACTGGAACGAGAAGTCGCTCGCCGGGATGTACGGTAAGGGGTATATGCTCCCGAACCCAGACGGCTCTAAGCGCTGGGTGTCACTCGCGCCGACCGCCGCCGCGCTCCAGGGTAATCAGAACCGTCAACCGCAAGCGCCACAGACTCCTCCGGTCGCGCCGCCTGTAGCCCCGAAGCCGCAGGTTCCGCAGCAGCCGCCTCAGAACGTTCCCCAAGGGACGCAACCGCAGACCCCTCCCGTAGCCGCGCAACCTCCCGCCGCCGCGCCGCCGCAGGCGCCCTCCAAGCCGCTGCCTAGTCCGTACGACGACTTGTTTCTGCCGTCCACGGTGCTGGATCCGAAGTACGGCGCGCTCACGCCCGCAACGAAGCCCGCGTACGTCGCCACCGCGTCACAGGCGTTCGACCCCGCTTACTTCAAGGAGTACCAGTTCCAGGCCAATAACTTTGGCGACATGGACGTGCGCAAGAAGAACCTGGAGACCGAAGGCAAGGAACTCGCGGACGCTGGGGTTGGCGCGCAGCAGACGATCTACAACTACGGGCAAGCGCTCCAAAACATGGATAAGCTGAGCGACCCGCAGCTCCTGACAGGTCCGGCTGGTCTCAAGATTGGCGCCTTCGAGAACACGCTCCGCGGCGTGCTCCCTGACAACGTCACGCAGGCGATATTCAGCGACCCCGATATGAAGAAGCTCGCGACGCAGCAGGATACCGACAAGTACTTTTTGAACGCAGCTACTTCCGGCCTAAAGGCCATCTACGGTGGTCGAATCACCAATATGGAAGTCCAGCAACGCCTGAAGAGCCTGCCATCAAATAACCTACTCCCGGCGGTTACGAAAATGTTGGCGAGCGCGCAGGCCGAGGTCGCGCAGGACACCGTCAATAAGGGCAAGCTATTCGGCGCGTACGTCCGCAAAGGCGGAGACCCGGCGCCGAGCACATTCAATACGTGGTACGAGGCTAATTTCAGTCCGTTCCACCAGAGCCGCCTGCAGGATAACCTGAAGGCGCAGCAGGCGCTCGCAAAAGTCAAAACGCAGCCGCCAGCGGTTGCCGCGCAAGACCCGCTCGTGCAGTACTACGTCGCGCTCTCCCAGTGGAAGGCCGCAGGTAGCAAGGGCACCCCACCACAGAAGCCGCAGTAATGGCAAACGACACCGAACTATTGGCCGCGCTCCGCGCCGCTCACGACGCGGGAGACGAGGACGCCGCCATAAAGATCGCTCAGCAAATGAGCGCAGCTCCCGTGACCCCTGAAGTCGAGAAACCGGTCGATACCGGTACGCACTTCACCGCGCCGGGACCGGCGGATCAACCCGGCGGATCCAACTGGATGGCGAAATATGGACCCACCGCTGGAATGAGCAACAGCGACAAATTCTGGGCGGGAGCCGGGCAGTCGGTGTACGATACCGGGCGCGGGCTGGCTCAGCTCGTCGGACTACGGAACAAAGGAGATACTGATGCCCAGCGGTCTATGGATGCACCCCTCGATCAAACCGGCGCAGGACTTGCTGGAAATATTGCTGGCGGAGTCGCCCAGTCCGTCATTCCCGGGATGGGAGCGGAGGCTTTGGGGACCAAGATCGCGGCCAAGCTGGGCACCAGCCCAGGAGCCCTGCAAGCCGCCCAAGCCGTCTACCGAATCACTCGACCAGCGGCCACTGGGGCTGGGTATGGAGCTATCGCTCCAGTGGGAACCGGTGAAACACGAGCTGGGAACGCTGGAATTGGCGCGGTTGCGGGCGAGATTGGAGGCGTTGCTGGAGACGCAGCTAACTCAGTGTTTCGGACTGGTGAAGACGCCCTCAGTAAAGGGGCTCGACTTGGCGCAGATATCGCCAAAAAGTACAACATACCGCTCAGCATGCCGCAACTTGCCGGTGGTTTCACTGGTTTCGTAGGGAGCGCCCTCGACAAGCTGCCGTTCAGCGGGGCGTCGGAGCGCGCGGATGCGCAGCGCGGCGCGTTCAATGACGCCCTGGGTCGCACCGCGGGCATTCCAGACGCCGAAGGCGCCATCAACCACGATATGACTGACACCGCTCAGGACACCGTAGGCAAAGCTATCGGGAACATGGCGAAGGGGCACACCGCGTTCGTTACCCAGAACAACGTGAACGACGTCACTAATTTGCTCAGCGACGTGAACCGCAAGGCCACGGCTGAGAACGCGAAAATAGTCAACAACTGGGCGGAGGATCTCTATGGTATGGGGCAAGCTGGTCCATCAAAAGTCGTCCCAATCAACAACCCGCTTCCTGGTGGGCCTATCGGGCAGATACCGGGCGACGCCTGGCGCGAGCAGAACACCGCACTCGGGCAGCACATCCGCCGGTTGGGACCGAATGACGGCGACCTGAAGTACTACCTGGGGCAGCTGCAGGACAGCTACATGGACTCCATGCACGCCGGTATGACGCCGGATGAGCAAGATGTATTTGGCGCTCTCCGTGGTATGTACCGGAACAACAAAACAATCCAGCCTCTGGCCGAGAAAGCAGGCGACGCCGGTATCAACCCGCAGCTTGTGCAGAGCCGAGCGATTGCCGCAAAGAACAACCGTGGCGACGTCGGCGAGCTGGGCGACTTCGCGAAGAACTGGCTCGCGTCGAAGTACCCAGACTCGGGAACCGCGCAACGCGCGCTGCTGTACTCGGCACTAGTGGGTGGAGCCGGTGCGGCAGGGAACGAAATATTCGGCAGCGGTGAAGGGGATGGACAGCACGAAAACTCGGCGTACGGCGGGATCGCGCCAGTCGCGGCTACGGTGCTTGGCGGCCTTGCGGGACGTGGCCTAAGCAGCAACTTGGTAAGCAAGTACGCGCAAGCGCGGCTACCGGATGCGATTGGGGAGATGGTGCAGCGTGCCACCGCGACGGCGCCGGTCGCCGCCGACAAGGTGGTTCAAGACGCGCAGACCGCTGGCCCGCAACCCGCGATGGCGGAGGGTGGCGAGGTTCAGCAATCCAAGAAGAGCACCTTCTGGGATCTGGTGTCTCAAGCCGTCAAGGAGGCCACCGGAAGCAGTGAACAAGCTGCTACACCAAGCCCAAACACTGGCAATCAGGCCAGCGGCCAGGTCGGGCAGGACTTCGATAACCGAGTCAGTCAGGGCGTCTCCAGTAACGAGTGATAGACTAGCGCACCCCTAAGGAGAGCGCCATGTTCGACCGCTTAATCGATCTGCTGGTAGGTTGCATAGACCTATTCAAGTTCTGGATCATCCTGATGCCGTACCAGGGCGGCGTACTGGTTAGATTGGGTAAATTCGTGCGCGAGCTTGAGCCCGGGCTGCACTGGCTCATACCCTTTGGCGTCGATCAGGTGCTGACCGAGCACACGGTCCCGCAGTTCGTCAGCTTAACTGAATCCGGCATCATCAGCAAGGATGGAAAGCACATTGGATTTCACCCAATTGTTCTTTATAAAATCAGCGACATACGAAAAGCATTACTTGAAGTGTCTGAAGTAGAGCACGCGGTGTACGACGCCTGCAGCGGGGAGATAGGGAAGGTGTTGCACGAATCTACGTTTGATGAGATCATCGGGGATGGGATATTG